CTCTGCTCTTTTATTTGCTGCAGTTGTAGTACCATTATCCGCTACATTAATACCTATATTAATGGTTTCTTGCATAGGTTTTCCTTATTCTATAAACGTAAAATTTTACGTCTTAATATTTACAGCCCCAATTATACCATTTACGGAAGTAGAAGTCAATAAGTAAATTTTTTTCGCTCATAAAAAAACCCCTGTATCTCTCAATACAGGGGTTATCTATTTTGTTTTCGGTCTTGCATCGGCAATGGCTTTTGACCTATGCCTATCAATAATTCCTATTAACTCAAACTGGGTTCTTCTATCTTCGACCGGTACCTCTAGTAGTTCTAGTATATCTACTAATCCTACATAATTTTTACCTAAGTATACGCCGTTCATTGTATCCCACTCGTCTCGCAGTTTTTGATAAACTCCTAAAGCTTCTTGAACATCTAAACAGAAATCCTCGTATTCAACGGGAATCTCTGAATCTAGGGGCTCTGAGCCTAAGGCTTCACACATCTCAAAGTAGTCATCTTTAGTCATTGAGACAGTACCATTTGAAAAGTAGGACTCTAATTGGCGATTTAATTCAAGGTACTGGTCTTCGTGAAATTTGAGAGCTCAGTTACTGTCTCTGAAATAAAGGCATCGAAATTGGCAGATGATTGCATTAGGAATAATGCATTGTCTTGGTCATAGGCCAGTTCATCATCAGGATTCTGTCCTGTTAAGTCTACTGGAGCTAACTGTTCTAGGTAAGATAGTTTAAGACCTGACCATCCTTTAATACATGCATTAACATATAACTGCAAGAATAGTTTGTCATCAAGTTCTTCAACTGGTTGACGATTCTTGAAAGTTGTCTTAGTTGACTTCTTACGAATACCTACTAATGTTTCGCGAGAAAGAAAGACTGCGTTAATCTTGAAGCCATTTAAGCCTGGGTAATCTACTTCGACCGCTTTAGAGGGTACTAATAGTGATTTCAGGCTGAGAGCTGCATTTTGTGTTGCCATTAAATTGTCCTTTTATTATAATAGACGAGAAAAAAGGGTAGAGGAGATCAACCCTCTACCAAGAAAAATTAAGCCGAGAAGTAACGAATTGCGATATCGTTGTTCTTATCAAGTGCAAAAGTATTCCCATTTGCAGTAGCAGAAGGCGTAGATCCTTCAGCAGTGAAGTTAATGGTTGTAGATACAACTGCTTGAACGTCAATTGTAGGAATACTAAATACAGCGGAAGGCATATCAATAACAACCCTAGTTGCGTTTGAGGCACCACCGATAGATATGCTTAGTGTAGCCATAGGTTCAGTACTACTAGACGCTGCTGCAAGCATGTCAGCTAATAATTGTCCAGTGCTTTGTACACCTACACCAGTTTTCATATATGCACTCATAGTGCCTGTTACGGCGCGAGTAGCAGTATAGTAAGTGAAAGGAACATTAACAACACCAAGATTAGCAGGAGTAATGTAGGCAATATTATTATTAATAGTAATAGAACCACCTGTTAGGGCTATAGCATATGATGTACCTGCTGCTGCACTACCGATTGCATTAACTAAACTCAGGCTAACAGTGCTTAGCTTATTAGTAATGAATGGTGCAGTAAGATTTCTAGCAGTATATTGAGCACCACCACCTGTAGCAGTTAGTGTATTAAGTGCTGCAGCTAAACCAATTGTTGCCGACTTATCAGAAAGGGCAGTTCCCATACCTGACCAAGCAATTGTGGCAATACCGTCAAGACCAAAGTCAACTACAGCTTGATTTAGGGCGCAGTTATCAACAACGTAGGTAACGCTATCAACAATGAAAATCATACCAAACTTTTGTAGTTGGTTAAAGTTTGATCCAGCACTGCTTACATAGGAGTAAGTAGTGGCAACAGGTGCCCATGCTGACTTATATAATTTAACAGGACCAGCAGCAGTAATTGCAGTGATTGCAGCACCAGCAGCTTTTGGGTTTGTTAATTCAATAGTAATTGAACTACCAGTTAAAGTCTTAATAACACCAGCAGAATTTAAGATAGATGCATCGGTTGCATGACTAAGTCCACTAATAATTACTGCGTCGCCTACTGCTAAACTTGTAGTAGTAAAGGTACCGGTTAGGGTAACTGTACCAACACCTGCAGCAAATGCATAGGCAGCTGTAACACCGCTAGCAGCAATTGTAAGAGTATTAGCAGTACTAATTGCGTTAACTCCTAGTAAGGCGTTCCATAGTACGGCTTCTTCAGCAGTAATCGAAGTAGTCGCATTAGCAGGACGAATATACGTACTCATTGAAAAGTCTACAGGAGCTAAACTTGTATTGAATGAACGTTGTCCACGAATAGGTGCAGAACCTGCTTCAGATACTGTAATTGTATCTTGGTTGGTTGCTTGTGTAAATGTAAAGCCGTCAAGAACTTGTAATTCTTGTGTATTAGCAGCGGTAAAACCGGATGTTTGGACTACTCCGTAAGTGTCCACGTTAGTAGTAAAGAATACTCTACTATTACGTACTAGATTTAATGCCATTTTATTTCCTTTTTATTTAGTATCTTGGTACTAGACTAGATATTTATCTGTGTTCATGCCTCTGATACTGGTTACATTATCTGATATCTAACCTGTAAGTTTATTTCACCTACGGCATAAGGAGCTAATAGCCCTTCATCAGTTGTTATTGAAACTACTAAAATCTCAGTAGTTTCATAGTTTCTTGTGGTGTCGTAGACTACGGACCTATTCTGGTCTACTACGGTTTCTATGTCCTCTAGCAACTGTTCTAGCTGCATTTGAGCATCTTCACCACGGGTGTAAGCTTTTATGCTTACATTTAAAAAGCCCCAAGCAAAGCCTGCTAATTCATACTGGCGTTGTTCGCTGCCTGGACTCATATAAATTGAGGGAAAGTCGTTGACTTCATCCCAGAATTTTAATTTGGGGTAGGCATTACTATAAACATTTGAGGGATAGGTAATACCGTCTAGCAAAGTTTTAAACCTATCTGCTAGGGCGGTAAGTATTGATGTTCTACGACTCATATTGCCTGTGCTCTTAGTTGATTACCTACCTTTGTGGCAGCGATTTCTCTGATTGACTGCGATATTAGCAGTTTAGGGTCTCGTGTTTTAGGACTTCCCTGTTTAAATCCTGGTTCAAATGTTTGATAGGGATTTTTCATATAGCTATAAAAAGCTGTAATCATCCCTTGCCTACTCTGACTCATTGATTCTACTTTAGCCGACGCTGCGAAGCGTCCGGTTCTGTAATTTAGAATTCTTTTCTCAGTACCACTACCCATATTCGCAGAGATTACGTTTTGTAAGTGCTGGTTTATAAGTGACTGTAAGGAGGTTAAATTAACTGTATTTGTTGAAATATTTGTAGATTCTTTTACTACTTTAACAATTGTTTTATTGGAACTAATTTTATTTTTACTTGTTCCTTTAACTTCAGTATTTGTAGGTTTCGGTAATGTTTTATCTCTCATAGGAACACTACCCTTTACAGGGCTATGTTTCTTTAGTACTTTTACTTTACCACTTAATGCACTAACTATTTTATTTCTAGTATTCTCTACAATATCTTCAATAATAGTATTACTACCTTTAAGATTTGCAGCAATATTTTTAAACTCTTCAGTTATTTCACGTTTAATTTTTGCCTCATCTGCCGCTAAAGCGTTATTCAATTCAAAGAATTGAACAGATAATACAACTATACCTACAGTTTTTGCAAGTTTAGTAGTACTATCCGGCGCTGTGTTATGAAATACATAAGTAACCTCACCATGTGCTTTATCTAATTTATTTATGTATTTCTGTACTATATCTCTAGCAGAGCTACTTAAATTTTTATATACTAAAGCTTTCTGTAATCTATCTCCTAAAGGGGTACGGCCTCCTCGAGTATTTTTTTTAAATAAGTGTCCTATATCTAGCTTTGATAACCATTCACGTTTAAGTTTTGGAAAATCACCTATTGGTCCAATCGTAGAATCTTTATTACTACCTAGGGTAACAGTACCATCAGTATTAGCAAGTTGTGCACCTCTATGATCGGATATGGTCTCTAATTTAAATGCTGAATCATTAGGAGGTGGCAAGGGTACAAGTACATGAGTATAGGGACCTAAATTTGTATTTTCAACTAATTCAAATTTAGTACGTTTTCCAGTATTTAGTTCTGTTACTGTTCCAACTCTACCGTTGTCTAGTAAAAAGCTTTTGCCTTTCAGACCTATTAAAGAACTTCCTTCTTCTAATTTATAAGCGTACTTTGTTCCTGTTAAAGTTTTTTCCCTATAGGATATTCCAAAATATTCATTATCTGGAATAGAGTGTGATACTTGTGTAATTATTCTTCTTGCTGCACCAAAATTTAAACATATTAGTAGAGCTACGCCTTCTATAAACTGAGGACCAATATTTTTATTATTTCTACTGGCTGCAATAGCTGCATCTAAAGAATAGGCCTTTTTAGTTAATTGTTCTACAGCTATTATAAATTCTACATATGACTCTTTAGCTAATTGTTCGTCTTCAAGTTTATTAAATTTTAATAAATGATCATAACTTAAGTCTAGTACATGAAATGTTTCATCAAGTTTAGTTCTAGGACTTTTAGCTTCTAGAACCTGTGTTATCATCTTTTCAATAGTTTTTTTAGCCTCTGGAGTACTCATATTAATTTACCGTCAGGGCATACTGATCAAAAATACGTTGGATTGATGCGGGTAGCTTGCTGTTTGTAATGTATTCGATTTGAGTACCTGCACCGCCAGGCGCGGAGTTAGAATGTACTGCACCTTCGTGGCGCATATAATAGTGTATGAATTCTAAAACACCTAGTTTTAAACCGTCTGGGCAACCGTCGTTTCCTGCTACATAGGTTAATTTATAACCTGCGGGTCTTAGTGGAAATACTGAGCTGAAAATACATTTTACAACTTGTTCTTTTTGTACGTAGATCCAGTCTTCGTACTGCGTTAACGCTTCCCAAGTCTTACCATAATCCTGAGAATAACTAAGTGAAGAAACTGCTACTACAGGACCACTTGATGGGATTAGTACTGAATTTCCGCCTTCAAATATTTCAGCAATAGATTCTTGAGAGTCTAATAGTGGATTTCTGCAAAAAATTCTTACAGCACTTGAAATTTTAGGTATTAAAAAATCTATTTGATCATCCTGTGTGGTACTAGATATACCGGCATAGTCTTTATATTCTGCTCTGGATACTAAATCATTAGCCATATTTATTCCTCTTGTCTTTTACATACTCCGACTAGCGAGGCATGTAAAAGACAGGACCGAAGTCCTGTCTTTATCTAACTCAATAGATTAACCAATGTAACGTAGGGCAGAAACGCCAACGCTAGCACTGACTTGTGCCATACCAACACGCATTGAAGCCACCATCACACGAGCTTGTTCAGCTGCTAGTTCTTGTGTATCAACACGTAGACCGCGCTGACTTCCCATTAGGAAGTTAGGGAGGTAAACTGCAATAGCAGCTACGTTAGTTAGTCCAGATACACCGGCTGTAGTTGCTGCCGAACCAGTTGCTGGTCTAGCAGGCATTTCACCAGAGGCAATAACTGGGGAACCACTAATGAAACCTACTTGACCTGTTAGAACAGTAGCTAATGGGCCTACTTTTTCCATTGTCATGAATTCAGTTGCTTCCATTAAATCGTAGTATGTTTCGTTGTTAACAATATATGCTACTTCGGCTGGATCGAGACCATAGTTACCTAAAGAGGCACGTAGAGCACGTAGTTTAGCTAAATTGATTGTAGTAGCAACTGCGTTTTGTTGAGCAGTTGCCGAAGCACCTGCGCGATTAGCTAAACCACTAATTGGAACAGTAGAACCATCACCAACTAATAGGGCGCTGTCAATTGCTTTAGCACAACGACGAACCATAGCTTCACGAATCATTGGCATTAATACTAGTAAGGAATCTTCTTCCTCTTCGTAACCTACGAACTCTTTTGTTGCAATTTTATATGCATTTAAGGTAACTTCGCTTAGTTTATGAGATACACCTGTACCGCCTGAAGTTGTGTTCAAGGTTGTGGCATTAGTAGGATTATATGCAGTAACCCAAGTTGCTGATCCTACTTCAGGATTAACAGGAATACTTAACACATTAGTCTTCATCGCGATCTGACGGAATAGCGGAGCTACTACTAATTTACGCTTTAAAGCTTGTTCCATAGTTAACGAAACCTCTAGTTCCCATGGTGTAGCACCAGGAACGTGGGCTTGGCTAGACTTCTCTAGTAATGCACGGCCATAGTCAGTATCTTTGATAGACTTGCCTAGTACTGAAGCTAACATAACTGCATGAGTTTTTTCTTCGATACTAACAGCACCTTGATCGGTCTTGTCTGCAAAAGTCATCTTAGATTTTTGCATTGCTGCAATTTCTGCTGACTTTTCTGCTAGGGCAGATTGTAGGCTACTTAGTACTTCTTTTGTTGTTTCTTGCTGTTCGTTGAAACGCTTTTCAACTTCAGCCATTAAACGCTCAGCACCAGTGTCAACTGTTTGTACAACAGGAGCTGCTGGAGTTGCTGCGGCTACTGCTGCTGCAACTGCTGATTTAACACGAGCGTCAATTTCAGCTTCTTGAGCTGCTTTAACTGCTTGTGCTTGTGCTTGTGCAGCGGCTTGATCTGCAAAAGCTTTAGTGGTTTGTTCAACCGCTGACTTAGCTGCATCTGCAACCATTTGTTTGATTTCTTCTGGATTCATTTTCCATTCCTTCTGTGATGTGCCGTCTGCTTCCTTAGAGGATTCTAGCCCTTTAGCTGACTCGCTTTCGGGTGCAAACTGCTGTTTAAATATTTTATACTCATCGGCATCGTCAAATGCCTTAGACAAACTAAATAGAGTGTTTTGGTTTGCAGGCACTGAAACTATTGATACTTCTACCAGCTCCAATTGCTTGATTACAAATAACTCAGTTGCAGCATTATATTCAGCATCCATAACTCTGAATCCAACGCTAAACGCGGTTAGTACCTCGTCTTTTACTAAATTGCAAATTTCTGCAGCTGCAGAAATTCTTGCTTTTATCCATAAACCTTTATTATCTATTCTATGCTCTACCATTCGACCCACTGGATCATTATAGTCATGCTGTGCAAGAATAATAGGATTTTTCAAGTAGTTTTTAATTCCTGCTTCCCAAACGCTGGCAGGAACTACGTCCCCTTGTCTGTCTATGTCTGTGGTACTTGCGTACCCTTCAATATAAACTGAATCACTAGGCTCATCGGATGCAGGAGCTGCTTTATTAGTAAAAGTACTATTAAGATATAATACTTTGTTCTTATTCATAAGACTCCTTTTTAAGTGCTCGTACTATCTTTAGTAGGAGCCCCACCTTGCGACGGATTGACAGCCGAGCCAGCAATATTTGCGGGAACTCTAATCTGATCTAAACCTGCAATTTTATCATAGCGTAACTCTTCACGTGCCTCATTAGGTGTTATAATTCCACCATTTACTAGGCTTGAGTGATAAGCTGCTATATCTTTTAATTCGGGTTGTAAACTAGTAACATTTGAAGTTATTGCATCTACGTCATACCCAAAATATCTTTCTAATGCTGATGTGTACTTGCGAACTACGGGCATTACTGTTTCTAAGTAAAACATTCGCAAATTCGGCGCTATATTAGCATTATTTCCACCATCTAAAAGAATAGGCGGAACGCCAATTGACTTTAATATTTTAGTATCATGAGATTTAATTGAATTATCAAAGTCCATGTCTTGAAAACTAGTATTAAGTAAATTTGATGGCTTTAGACCGCTATCTAAAATCATAGGGCGACGGGCCCCATTTTTTGGATTATACTTTGCGATCCAGTTTTGTATTGTTTTTTCTTTTGCCTGAGCACTAAGTGTATTATCACTAGTTAGTACAATACCTGGTATTGCACCGTTCTCAAAAAAGGAGTCCTGAAAATTCTGCATTTTGTACATAATTTGCATAGACCTTGAGCTTGCCTCTAGTCTGCTAGCTCCACGATAAATAGAGGTACTACTTAAATCTTTAATGTGAATAATTTCTGAGGACTTAAATTTAGTTGTATTATTATAGGTGTAACTTTGTATAAACGTCTTTTCATCAGGCTGAATTTGTACGTTAATAGCTGGTAAATGATAGAGGTGTGCTCCATCAAAATACATAAAGATATTGCCGTCTAGTACGAAGTCAGTAAATATATTTGTTCTAAAATCTTGTGCTGATTGAAAAGGATTTGGATTAAAGTTTAAGAGATTTAAAAGTGTTTTTTGTCTAAGTCCTGATTGTACATCAGAATTTAATTTATTCTTTACGTCATAGTCTAAACTAGCGCATGCACTAACAAGCATATTAGTACCGCGGTTTACGGATTCTAGTTTTTGAAAGGCAAGCTTATGACTGAAAGCTGCCTCAGATCCAATATTTACGCCTTGTTCGCGTCTAATTATTTCTTGGGCTGGGTTTAGTTTTTCTCTAATCCAGCCTCCCATATTATTATACCATGCCATTTTTGTACCTTAGGTAAAGGCGCTAAAAAATGAGCCTGTAGTAGCCTTAGTAGTGCTAGTTGTACCTTGAAACTTGTCCCGTTGTATATCAACCCAACGCGCTTGACGTTGCACTGAGTTAGGATCTGGTGCTTTGCCGAATATCTTATGTAAGTTGACGTGGTGTTTATTACACAAAGTCCGTACCAGATCATAAAGCTCTGTTCGGTGCTCTGCTATAAACTCATCCCTTACAGCCAATATTCCTTCATCGGTAGAAATATCATACTTGTTTACTTTAGCCCATACATCTAGCAGAATTGTAATAGAGTGAAAGTGATGCAGTTCAAGATCTTCCCTAGTACCACAAATGTAGCAGTGGTCTTGTTTATCGTACGCTGCCTTAGCTTTATCTCTTACGTGTTTAACCGGAATGCGTTTATTACCAGTATTTTTTGCCATAATTTTTTCTACACATTATGTGAATGCTCCTATTATATCACTACAGCACAAAGAAGTCAACATATAAATTTTTTCTGCTATACAATTAGCAGCTGCTTCATTGAATATAATCTTTTCATATATCTGGAAGGTTTATCCAGTACTGAGCTTTCTAAATCGCCCTGTCTACGAGGGCCTGATATTACTTCAAAGTCAACGCCATTTGACGTTTTAAATTGATCTACTATCTCTCTTACTGTATATCCAGTACCGTGCCCTAAATTTTCTATAGAGTTTGAGGGCGTTTCTATAGCTAGAATAATTGCACTACAAATTTCTTGTACGTGTATATAGTCTCTGATAGCAGTGCCGTCCCTAGTGTTGTAGTCTGTGCCATATAGGGTGAACTCACCATTAATAGCTGCCTGCTGTAGTTTACTCATTAAACCATCAGGATTTGTAGGTTGGAACCCTGCTGTACCTATTACATTATAAAATCTAAAAATGGTATAATCAGACTTGCAATACTTCTGTACTATTTGCTCTGCCGCTAATTTGCTAACGGCATAGGGTGAGGCGCACTGAGGGGCGCAACCAGTACTAGCAAATATAAAGTTATCAGTAGGTAGCCCAACTACCCTCATAGTACCATTTATATTTGTATCATAGTAGTCATAAGGATTTTCCTTACTCTCACCCACGCGTACTAAAGCTGCTAGGTGTACTACGGCATCAAATTTTGGGAACTTACCCAGCAGTCGAGACTTAATATTTAGGCAATATTGTTCATGGACTGAGGTTAGAGGACTATTTACGTCTAAGCCATAAACCTCGTAATCTCTGCTAAGTGCTTTAGTTAAATGCGATCCTATGTATCCTGAATTTCCTGTTACTAATACTTTTTTCATAATTCGTCGTAAGTGTACACTTTTTTATCTGAATCAATTATTATTCCGTCATAGTTTAAGTATTTTTTAATAATACCTCTATGCTCTACTAATTCAGCATTTGTAATATTTATAATATCAAATGCTATATAATCATTCTTATTTAGAAACTCTTGTAAACTTCCTTGTAAGATACTTTTTTGAGATAACTTAGGAAGGTCTTGTAAATAAGTAAAATTATCATATATTATTTTTCCTTCACTAGACATGAAAGAATGTTCTACGTAGAATAGATTTTTTACTTTTGGTAAACTATATTTATTCCACCAGTAGGCAAAAGAAGGCCAAAATTCACAATTATATCTACAAGTTATATCCATTTCATATGGATCAACTAATTGTTTCACATACTCCGACCTAAACCAGAAGAAATTGCCTTTAAAGTGCCAGTACCACATAGAGCCAACAAGATCAGCACCCATATTTAGATGATGTAAACAAGTAATACCATTGTCAATTAGTCCGTACATCATTAAAGATGCCCAACGTAACCCATTATCTAATTCTAGTATGTCTGTTTTGCTGGAACCTTTACAGTGTAAGTATAGGCCATAGAAATCTAATTCATTACTGTCTAGCCATATTTTTCGTATAGCTGGAAACTCATAAGCACTTGCATCTAATCCACTATCAACATACTCAATATTTAACCCGTCTAGAAATTCATAAGGTATCCAACCTTTAGAATGAATAATTATTATCTTTTCATTTTTTAATAGGCTAGACTTTATTTTAGTAATAATGTGAAGTAGACTAGTTCTAGTATTTGGTAATTCATTACATGAAATATAGATACGTATTGCTTTCACTTTTTAATTCCGTAAAAGTATATATCTGGAGTTTCCTGTTACTAATATACGTTTCATCCACTAAATCCAGTATTAAAATTATATAACGATTGATGAATAGTTGTAGTATACCCTTTTAATACTGTATAATTCATACAAGTATCTTTAAAACTAGAATTATTGTTATAGTATGAAAGGAAATTCTTTAAGTAAAACTGTACATCAAATTTTTGAGCTAAGTCAGCTATTTTAAAGTTACTTTTATGAATCTCATAAGGATTATTACCATAATCATCTTGTGGCATATTAGTAGGCCATATAATTATTACCCATTTACTTTTATACAAAAAGTAGTCCAGTACATCTATTACTCTTGAGTGAAATAGGTGCTCTAAAACGTCTCCGAATATAACAAGATCAT